CCGAGCCCGGTGCATCCGGTCAATATCTTTGGCTCGTAAATCCTGTCCGGCACGCGTGGCCGAACAATGGATGATAATTGCATCAATAGTTTTCATTTTGCGTCTCCTTTTTGTAAGTAGTTCGTTAAATAGGGGATGTTCTTTATAAACTCAACACTTAATACATAGTGCAAGAAAGCTACTACCTTATAGCCATTACTAGAGTTGGGTAGAATTTCTTTGATATTCCTTAGAATATTTACCCCGTAGAAATAGAAAACGCTATACGTAATAAATGAAACACATTGTAGCGCACCTTCCGGATTTCCTTTGTGTTCACCAATAAAGTAGATACAGCTGACCAAGACAAAGAAAATGGTTGCTTCTACAATGCACCTCCAAGCCTTTTTAAAAGAAAAACTCTCATGATTGATAAGGAGTGCAGTAAGTAGTCCACAGATGAAATTTAGGGCAAATACAGCAATAAGACTTTTGATCTCCCCAGAGATAGGATTAAGATAAGCAGCTATGCCAGTAATCAATCCAATAAGTAAGTTTTTGAAATAATCCATAATCATATATCTAAAATATTAATACTTCATTTCAATATCTCGCTACAATCATCAATAGCAGTCTGAAATACTTGTTTCACTTCGCCAGAGGTTAGCCCATGATCCTCATGTAGCGAGAAGCCGGTTACTCCATTTCGCGATGCATTGAAGAATCCGACAGTCGTTTCATCCTTAATGATTTCGGCAGTAATATCTTTGACTGCCTCGGTGCCACGGGTTGACATTCTGTATTTAACCCTGATAGCTTCCGTAACCTTAGTTGTAGCGGTACTGTTAGTTGCTGTGATGTTCATTCTTTGTTTCCTCCTTCTATTAAATCATAAATTTGTCCGTATGTACCTGCAGTGAGATATTCTCCACAAATCTCTTTTAAAAGAGCAGCATCTTCTGTCTCAATATTAAGTACTCCACGGTTGCTAATAATCTGTTGTAGCATTTTGTATGCTCGTAACTTCTTGGAAGTTTCCATATTCTTCTGTGGATTAGAACCAGCTGCAAATAATGCCTCTGCAACCAAATCACGGACAGATTTCTTACTTTCTTTCCCATTCACTAATTCAATAAACTCCCGACCTCTAAAGTCAAGCAAGTTTCTGTTTAAATTTACTTTCATTGCAACTTTATGTATTTTTTAATTCTACAATAATCCCCTTCACGATATGTGCTCTATATCCAAAAGTATTGCTGTCTTTTAAACCATATACCCATATATCTGATACTACGTCCATAGTATTTCCATTCCCATCACGAGGGTAAAATCCATTCGCAGAAACATCACCCAATACATTCACATTACCATCAAAGAAACCTGCATAAATGTAATTGTTCGGATATGTAGGATTTGATTTAGAAGAACCATAGATGGCCGCACTTCCTCCAGCTGTTGCTCCTACTGCACAAACTCCAAATTTACCATCAGTTGCAGCATTAAAAGTCACATTAACAACGCCTTCCTTTGCAGTTCCTGAACCAAGCTTTAAACTTCTTGATGTCCCTCCGAAATAATCAGAACGTGTCCATACAAGACGACCACCTTCAATTGTAAATCCTCCAATAAAACCGGAAACAGCCTCAATATGCCTAACCTTTATCAGGTCAGTATTTAGGTAACCGCCTACCACAATGGTAGTGCCTAACTTCGCATATTCAACCGCATCTTCAAATGCCAACTGACCTAATCCGTCTCTGTCGATCTTGGAGTTAATCACTCCCTGCAGGTCACTATGCAATGCGGTGATTGTAACAGCACCTTCTAGGTTAATCTTTGAAGAGTGAATAGTCGTTTCACCTGCTGCCTGGTTGATATAAGATATAAGCGTATTGCCACTTTCTAGCTCTTTAGAAGCATAAATTTTATTTCCATCGGCCGTGGTAATCCATCCGGCAGTATCTATCCTCTGCGTTAAGCTATCGACCCGCGTCACCTGTGCGGAGATTTGAGTATTGAGTACTTTCAATTCAGCGAAGCACTGATCTGAATAGTCTTTCAATTTATCCTGAATAGCTTTATTCGCAACTTCAACCGCTGTATTGAAACTAGCTAAGGCAGAATTAAACAGGGCAAACTTATCATCTACATTCCTCTTCTCCTCAACGGTTGTCTGCCCGTCATTGATAGCTACATTAATTGCAGCAATAAGATTGTCAATAGCACCAAATAGGGATATTTTGGTATTCAGCAAACCTGTTTTCGCTTCACCTTCCAGGTATGAATTTGCGTACAGTTTGTTATAGGTAGCTTCGACGGCTGCCCTTGTATTTTTGACTGTATTTAGATACTTCTCAATGGCTAAAGCCTCTGCTTCCGTGATAATGCCGTCAGCAAATGCTCCGTCCACATAGTCGTGCAAACCACTAACTGCGCTGTTTGCCTGTTCCGCTGCTTTGCCGGCATCTTCTGCGTCTTGTAAGGCTTGCAATGCTTCTTTCATAGCGGTATCCGAGAACTCCTTTAGCTTATCCTGAATAGCTCTATTTGCAGATTCTACGGCTGTGTTGAAATCAGCATAGGCACTATTGAAATAGGCGAAATGTGCATCAACGTTTTGCTTCTCTTCTGGTGTTGTGAGTCCATCGTCAATAGCTGTATTAATTGCATTTATCAGGTCTGAAATACACCCCATAAGGGTAACTTTCGCATTCAATAAACCCGTTTTGGCGGAACCGGATAAATAAACATTCGTGTATAGCTTGTTATAAGTGGCTTCAACCGTAGCTTTAGCATTATTAATCGTATTGATATACTTTTCAATAGCTTTTGCTTCGGCTTCTGTAATAATACCATCGGCAAATACTCCATCTACATAACCATGAAGCCCTTCTACTGCATTATTGGCCTGTTCTGCTGCTTTACCAGCATCTTCAATTTCTTTGTGAGCTGCTTCCCATTCAGACAGATTTTCCAATCCAGACGATCCGGTTTTAATTTGAATATTTCCGCCTATTTCCCCTTTTGCCAAATTGAAATACGTCTCCCCATCCGGGGAAATTATCTGTTCAGTAGTTATCCGTCCCGGCAGAATCTCCGTAAATCCGTACAGCTCAACAAAACTGCGATCACCTTCATACTCGCTGTTGAGGACACCGACTAGGAAGTGATAATATCCTGCTATGCCCTCCATCTTAATAGCCGTTTCGCTTAGAAGAAACGTACCAGTTTGATTCTCTTTGCTGCATACAGCATATAGATAATATTTCTTTTCAAGATCAGTGAGTGCCGGAGAATTGTATTCAACCAAATCCCAGTATTTATATTCATCTGCCTTGTGAGAAGAAGAAAGAGTACTAATACCGAGTGTCAAATGCTGGATGATTCCTGCCGGAGCATTCAGTATTCTTGTGCTGGCATTATAAGTAATATTATGAGATACTTGTGCCGGATTTGTTTTTGAGTTCACAAACCGGAACTGCAAACTTTCATCACCTACAAGCAGTTGCATGGTTGAAACAGTTATCGGATTGACAGATCCAGAGAAATTCAACAATGCATCTTCCAGCATCGACATCGTTTCCTTTGCGTCCCGGAACCGTCTCTTAGTAAATTGAAGTGCATCTTTATGCTTCTCAATAACCGTCACCTCGTTTGTCTCAATCTTATTCAGATCACTTGAAACAGATGTGCCTACCGGTTCGTTAGAAAGTTCAATTTCGGGAGAATACGGATTATTCACAAAACGTTTGATTCCGATCATGCGAATAAGAGAACCTTCCGGATGAAACTGTGTATCGGAGAAGTTCACATATCCACCCAGCACGATCTTTCCACCTATCTGTAACCAGCGTTTTTTCGCCCAGATGCCGTCCAATGTTCCGGTAAATATGAATGCTTTATCTTCATGTTCATAGAGGTATTTAGCAGCTTCCTTGAAAGCTTCCCAGCTCGCACCCGTTTGTGTGCTATCGTTACAGATATAAGCCTTCGGCAATTGCATTCCGAACACTGCGTATGTATCACCAACCTTCGGTCGCCAGACTTCCGGCTCCGGCATAGTAATACCATCAATTTCCTGCGGAACAATTTCAAATCGACGTGCCTCTTTCTTGTCTTTCGCTTCATGGATATACTTTACTTCGAACTCCTTGCCTGTAAGCATACCAGTCTGGAAAATAACCGTCATTGTTTCTCCTGCTATGAGACAATCTTCGAAATTCAACTCTTCAGGAATGTCTTTATCTACAAAGTCAAAGAAGTTATTCTCCTTGTTCACTTCAATAACAGAACTAACAGTACCAACACGGGAAGGATAAATAGCTGTACAGTCCAGACTATCTTCCTTTGCTGTTGTAAGTTCTTTATCAGCACGCATGACACAAGTTCCATCCGCATCTGTCTTATACGTTCTCCCTTCGTAAACAAGAGTCTTATTCTTTGGAAGTAACAGGTATTTAGATCCGTATGTAGAATAATCAATATTGCGATCTGTAGTTTCTACCAAAATTATTTCGGGTGGTATATCCCCAGAAGTCCTACCAACACCGACCTTGAAGCCGTGGCCTTTACCATACGACAGTTTCAAAGGGTTCTCCTTGTTATACTCAACTTTACGCAGATGGATAGTCTTAATTTGCTTTCCATTCACAGTTTCTTCAGTGATCTGCCATTCTGTTTCATATAGTTCTGCAAGTTGATTGAGAGCGTCAAGTATATAGGTGTGATTGTAGTTGATTACTTTCTCCGTTCCCTCGATACAATCACCGACTTTCCACCCGGTACTCCGACGGTTCAGGTTCTCAACAAGTAGACGTAGATGTTCGTGTGCCTTAGCTGTATATGAGAACTTAATACTTCTGTCAACGGTATGGCGTACTTTCCACAACATCGTATCAGCCTTCCCAGTTTCCAGAATCAATGTATATTCGAAGTTACGTTCACCGTTTTTCTTGAAATTGCTATCCTTCTTCAAAGAATAACGCTTTCCGTAGAAGTCACACCAAGAGCCAACCGGTATTTCCAAGTATCCCGGATGAGAAAAATACAAAGTGAGTGTATCTTCTCCCATGATAGCTTCATAAGAGTAGCTTTCATCCTTTACTTCGATTTTTATTTCCTTATCACCATTATATAAAATCATATCACCTTTAGAATTATATCCTAAAATATAAACGTCAAATAGAAATGTGTTGAATAATAGGCATAAAAGTAAGGAAATGATAGACGAATCATTGCCAAAATAATATATAACACACAACATCAACGGCATTGTCACGAAATAAATCAAAATGAAAAATATTTAAAAGAAATCACTCAAAATGTAGTTTAATTCACCTAAGTTCTCTCGGAACTAATGCAACTCAAGTAGCTAGTCAAAATTTGGGACAAAACGGATATGTCAAGTATAGTAATGGCTTATTAATGCAATGGGGAACAAGAGCTGGAGCAACGGGGACAACTAGTCTGTATTTCCCTACCAGCTTCTATGATACTAATTACAACGTTTATCTTACTGGAGGGATAAACGTTACAGGTGAATCATTTGTGTATGCTCCGGGTTATGACCCTAATAATAAGAATAAATCATATTTTAAATTCCTTACCCGTGGAATAAATTCAACTCCGGCTATCGTTTGGACTGGCTGGGATTTTACATGGTTTGCGATCGGTCGCTGGAAATAATTTAAAAACAAATATCATGAAGTATTGGAAACAAGGATTTTATGACGAACCGGTAGACGGTTCAGTAGAAATAACGGATGAATATTATCAAGAGTTATTAGCAGGACAATCGGCCGGGCTACTCATAGCTGAAAGCCAAAAGGGATATCCGATCTTAGTTGTGCACGAAGCTACTATCGAAGAAACCAGAGCGCAAAAACTAAATGAATTGCGACTTTATGATTTATCCGAAACAGTAAATCAATTCAGTATTAATGACGTATTCGGTTGGTTAAACAAAAGTACCCGTGTGGGGCTTATGAACTCAATCAATATTGAGAAAGAAGTCGGACGATCTGAAACAAGTATCTGGATTGGTGATATAAAGTTTATCTTATCAATCGAAAGAGCTATTGACATGTTACAACAGTTAGAATTGTATACCCTTGCGTGTTATGACACGACACAAAGGCATACGAAGGCTATTAGTCAATTAGAGACAAAAGAAGAAATTGAAGCATACAACTTCAAAACTGGTTATCCCAGAAAGCTCAACTTTTCCGGATACCCTATCGTATAATCGTAGTTTTCAATTTCCTCAATTGTCTGCAATGATCTGACTGCTGCGATGTGAGATTGTGTCACATTGTAGCAGTTGAGTGCATACAGTTCTACGGCATTCAACATTGCTAAAGCGTTAGGTATAGGGATAACATACTTCACTGCATCATACCACAGGGTTGTATGCGTTTTCCCTACATTTTTCTCAATCGAAATTGAGTTAAATAATCCAACACGTGTGGATTTGTCTAACCATACACTTTCCCCTTCAATTTTAAAAGAATTGACATCGGCCGATTTGTCAAACATCTGTATTTCAGATATTTTCATTTTTTGCACTTCTTCAATGTCGTACTCATATTCTACCAATATTGGGTAGCCATTCTTGCTTTCAACTATAATCAACCCAGCTGATTGCCCTGCTAATAGTTGATTGTAATACTCATCCATAATTTCTACCGAACCGTCTACCAGTTCATCATAAAATCCTTGTTTCCAATACTTCATAATTTATAATTTTTAAAGTTTCCAACGGCCTATTGCAAACCAAGTAAACTGCCAACCTGTCCAAGCTATTTCTCCTCCGCTTGCTATATACCTTGTACCTACTTGAAATGAAGAAATTGTTTTAGTATATATTGTTGGAGCATACACTATAATCTCTGTTGTATTAGCTGATACTCCCGTTAGTTGTACGATATAATTTGTGTCATAGAAACTTGTAGGTAGATATAATGAGGAGAATCCTACAGCTCCAGCATTTACTCCCCATTGCATCAATAGCCCATTTGAATATTTTACATATCCATTTTGCGCTTTTTTATTCCATAGATTTTGTGATTCTAATTGTATAGCATTAGTCCCGAGAGAACTTAGTAAAGTTTTCTCTGCATCAGTCATAAATTTTCTTGTAGTACTTTCTTCAATCATTGATGCTGGATGAGAAACCGGATGAGAGTAATTATTAGCTCCGGAGGCTATTCCACTAAGTTTTGTACGTTCTGCATCCGTCATAAAACGATGAGTCGAATCTTCTTCAACGTCCGTCGCTGTATGTTTATGAGAACTTGCAGCATAACTACCCTTAGGTTGGTATACTGAATCGTGGTTGTGATTTCCTGCAGCCTTACTATCCCAATTAGCCTTTTCAGAATCCGTTACAAATCTATGTGTAGAATCGTCCGTAATGTCGGTTGCTACATGTTTATGAGAAGACGGTGCATAGCTACCTTTAGGTTGATATGCTGAATCATGATTATGGTTTCCCGCAGCCTTACTGTTCCAGGTCTCTTTTTCTGTATCGGTAACAAAGCGGTGAGTACTATCCGGAGTTATATCCGTTGCTCCGTGTGTATGCGAACTCGCTGCATAACTTCCGACCGGTTGATATACTCCTGCGTGGTTGTGATTAGACGGAGAAGCACCAACCTCGGAAGCTGTATATGAAGGTTTATTCGGCTGCTTCGCCCACGATGAAACATCACTTGCCGGCATAGAAGAAGGGAAATCGCTAATATCTGAAACCTTATGTGTATGCGCTTTCGGTGTACGGGCATCACTTAGACGTGCATCATTTCCCACACAAACAGTCCCGTCGGCACTACCAAAATTCTTATTAAAAGCAGAGTTTTTAGTAAATGCAGGTTCGTATGTACCAGCATGATTGTGACCTGATGGAGAGGCGCCTACTTCGTTTGCTGTATAGGTTGGTTTGGATGCAGCCTTCGCCCAAGAGTATACGTCACTAGCGGGCATAGAAGAAGGAAAATCACTGATTTCAGATACTTTATGCGTATGCGCTAATGGAGGCCGTGCATTACTCAAACGCGAATCGTTACCCTCACATACAGTCCCGGCAGTCGTACCGAAATTCTTGTTAAAGGCGGTCAGTTTAGTGATTATCAGTTCATATCTGCTATCATGGTTATGGGAGTCCAAAGCTGCTTTCAATGCCTTTCCTTGTTCGGCAGAAAGCACTTTATTAGTCCCTCCACTTGTCAGATTATTAACAATATCAGCTATATTGAGCTTCTTTCCTAACTCTGTTGCCATTGTAGCCGCAAAGTTCGGATCATTGTTCAGGGCGTTCGCTAACTCAATCAGTGTATCGAGAGCATCCGGTGCTCCGGCAACGAGTGCATCAACTGCAGCTTTCACTTTTGCGTCAACTCCTGAAACCGCATTGTTAGCCGCCAATGCAGCAGCGTTCGCATCGTCCGTGGCTTTCTTTGCTAACCCTGTTTGTATAACAGATGCATCCTTGGCTGTATTTGCTTCATCTGTCGCTTTCTTCGCTAAGGCGGTTTGAGCTTCTGATTCAGCTTTGGCAGCATTGGCCCCTGCAGCCGCAGTAGTTGCAGCATCTTTGGCAGCATTAACACTACCAGCCGCAGTATTAGCCGCATCTGTAGCTTTCTTTGCAAGAGCCGTCTGTTCAACAGATGCGTTCTTAGCGGCATTCGCATCATCTGTTAATTGCTTGACAAGAGCAATCTGTCCGGTGGCTTCATCTGTTGCTTGCGTCATTTCCTGCACAATACCGGCATACTCTGACTTGCGTTGAGACTCTGCTTCGACACGCTCCGTTTCGGCATTTACACGCTTAGTCTCATTTGATCCGCGAGTACCTTCCGCAGTTTTACGCGCATCTTCATTCTGCTTTCTCTTATCTTCTTCGGATGATCGAGAAGTTTCAGCCGTAGCGCGGGAAGTTTCAGCAGCCTTTCTCTTGTTTTCTTCGGAGTCACGGCCTGTCTCCGCTGACTTGCGGGCTGCTTCGGCAGATACACGTTCGGATTCGACGGTAATACGGTTAGATTCGGCAGCCACACGTGAGGTTTCATTCGTTTCCCTTGTCGCTTCATCTGTTTTCCGCTTATCCTCGGCAGAAACACGAGTAGATTCAGCGGAAGAACGACCACTCTCCGCAGTTTTTCGTTTGTCTTCTTCCTTCACACGTTCCGATTCAGCAGAAGAACGACCTGTTTCAGCGGTCTTACGTGCATCTTCATTACTTTTACGTGTTTGTTCATCCGACACACGTTTAGCTTCTGTATCAACACGTCCGGATTCAGCAATTACCCGTTTATCTTCAGCAGTTACGCGGGCCGCTTCTTCTGTCTTACGCGCATCTTCATTTTGCTTTCTGATATTTTCAGCAGAGGAACGTCCGGTTTCAGCCGTAACACGTTCTGTTTCGGAAGTCTTTCTTTTATCTTCTTCGGAGACACGGGAAGTTTCGGCAGATTTGCGTGCATTCTCATTAGCCACACGTTCGGATTCGGCATTGCCTCTCGTTGTTTCGGCATTCTTTCTAGCTTGCTCGTTAGATTCTCGTGTACCTTCGTCAGTAACACGTTTCTTTTCTGCATTATCCCGTGCAGTTTCAGCAGTAGAGCGTCCACTTTCAGCGGTTTTACGTGCATTCTCATTAGTGATACGAACGGATTCAGCTGCTTCCCGTGCCTGTTCTTCACGAGAACGATTCGTTTCGGCTGTCTGCCTGGATTGTTCGGAAGCATTGCGACGGGATTCAGCGGTTTCACGAGTCGATTCATTCTCTTCAACTGTGGCTTCTAACTGCCTCATATCGGTAGTAGCTGTTTTTGCATCACTCGTAGCCTTGAGCATATTATCCAAGGCAGTCTGAATCTTCTCTAAACCAAATTTAAGGCTAGTCTTAACTCCGTTGATTACTCGGTAGCCGATAGTGAAGAAGCCTTTCATGTCGCTGGCTTCGTTCAGTTCTGATATTTTTTTCTTCTTTAATGGCATAGCAAATCAATTTAAATCTATATAAAACTCTCCGTCCTCTGTTATGATAAATTCGCCCGCTTCGGATGAAAGCAAGAACTCCGTTTCTCCGATCCGGAAGCTGGTAAATACGAGTTTCAAAGTGAACTCCCACCATACACCGTTATTTAGCATGAAATCATTCGTCTGACAACTCTTATAATAGCAGGGATAGCTTTCACTCCATTCATCACAATAAAATATACGTTCCGCATCGGAATACTCATATCCTTCATCATCGACCTTGGCAGACAGTTTTGTGAGATCATGGAGTAGGGCATCGTGATTACGCCAGAATGCTTCAATTGTTCTGGTACGCATTAGGCATTTGAGAGATACTTCTTTCGTCTGAAATTTCACAACTTCACCATCGTAGATTGCTCCGTCTTGACGCTTGAAATTCTGTAATAGGTTCTTTTTTACCGTCGGAGCCTTTAGTATTTCAGCATTACTACCTTGCAATACGACTACGCCATAATCGGATAAGTCTTTGTCATCAATCTCGTAACCTTTAGGCATTGGAAGCTCATTTACGGGCTCCTGGTATTCGTAATCGACTTCTCGGGGGAAGTCGTTACTAAAAATAAATTTAGCAACTTCAAGGCTCGGATTAATAACATAGCTGCTTTGGGAAGACAGACGTAACTTATAACTCCTGTCAATGAAAGGAAAGTAAAATTCATGATAGCTTAAGTCAGAAAGTATATCAATCAATCCACCAATACCCAAACTGCCTATATACGCAAATTCAATGCTTACTTCGGCCGTATCCAATGCAGGACAAGAAAGATCGAATTCTTGTCCATCCTCCTCCGGCCAATCATTCTTATCTGGTTCCTTCATGGCAGGAAATGCTACAAGATTATTATAACTTCCCTTTGTAACACATATACCCAAGCTGGTATATGCCTCTATTCCGTCAATCAATAATTGCCCTTTCATCGCTTTAATGTTATACCTTTAGTGTTTAACGTGTCTATTCCCAGCTTTACAGCGTACATGAACTCTCTTATTTCCACAAGGTTAGATGTGTAATTGGAGATATCCGATAAATGGGAAACAATAGTATCATTACCCCGAAGCATTTCAGCCATATTCTTATCCATATTTATTAGATATGACAGTTTCTCTGCTATTTTCTCTGTTCCTGAATTAATACTCTTAACTTCCTCATTTATAGAATAAGTATGCGAAGTCATTACAGCAAAGCTTCCATCTAGTTTGTTGGCTGAATCTTGCGACATTGAAGCAAATCCTTTCTTTGATGCCTCACGCTCATCGTCGTTATCATTCCAGCCGAACATTTCTGCCATTGCATCTCGTTTTGCTTTCATTTCATTAGAGAGCTGTTGCCCTTCTGCCTTCAGTGCATTATACTCATCTTCAGTCACACCGTCATCCATAGCATTGTTAAGTTTTTCTCTCCAAGCCATTAAGCTGTCCATGAATTCTTCTTTAAGCATAGAATTTACGATGGCATTCTTCATATATTCCTCGAAGTTATCAGCGAAGTCGGCAGAATCGGCGTCCATATCATTAAGCAAGTCCTGAAAGTCTGAACGAAGAGAGCTGTAATCAAGAAGCGTGGTATCAGCTATTTGCTGTTCCAGCACCTCCGCTACCTGCCCGACACCATTTGCGATTTGATCTGCAAATTTCTGCGTGTCTGAATCAAGTTGAGACCAGAAGATACCGGCATGTTCCTGAAGTTCCGCAAGTTGCTCATCGGTCAAATCAAATAATCCAGTCATACGACCACCCATTTTCTTTTTAAATTCCTTTACGGACATGCCTAATGCCTCTGCAGCTTGTTTCCAACCTTCACCGGACATATCATCTACTTCATCATAACCCTTTGAGTGTGACTTTCCAGAAGCACCAGAATTTAAGTATTGTTGCCCCAGTACTCGGGCATTTGCGCTTTGTTCTTTGATATTGGCAATAGCAGCTTCATAAACAGCGTTTGCGGTATCTCCTGTCAAGGTCTCCGCTAACTCCAGCTGTTTCTCAATTATCCGATCAAGAATATTAATATAGGATTCATACGTTTCTTTCGCTTTCTCGTATTTTTCTGTCGTATCGTCCTTAGTGAACATACTGAAAATCTTTGTTGCTACCTGTATAACGGCACTAATAACAGCAAGAATAACAGATGCCTTCTCAACTGTACTGATAGCGTTAGCCGATGTATCTGCTGCCATTTCAACACCACTCATAGCAGTCAATGCAAAGGTTCCTATTTCACCAATTAAAGAAATAATCTCTCCGGCCGGTCCACCGATTGATTTTCCAACATCAGTTAATGCGTCTGATAATTCATCCAACTGTGCTTTTACGTCTTTTTCTGCTTTCTTTACCTTTGCATCCTTTTGTACTACCTTATCTTTCGCCTCATTGTATCTCGAAGTCTTTTCTTTTACTTTATCCAAAGCCTGTGCCTCGGTCAGATAAGCTTTTGTGGAATCAATTTTACCAGTCTTTTCGTTGAATTTTGAGGACTTGACACCATTCTCTATTTGTGCTCCACCCTTGACAGCCTCGGCAGTCTGACGGGCATTCTCTAATTCCATTTGCGCATTAGCTAACTCTTCCTCTGCTTCTGCTAATTCTTTCTTCTTGTCAGATAATGATTGAAACGGGTTACGTGAATCCAATTCATCCATAATTGATTGAATAGTACTAGTATATTCGCGAAGCTGGTCCGGGGAAAGAACTTTGGCAGCCGTACTCTTTGCATTCTCTAATTGAGTAAGCAGAGAATTAAGAGTTTCAGAAGACGTTTCTTTCAGATTTTCAAATGCACGAACATACTCCGGAGACTCTTTCAACTTATCGTAATCCAGGCCCATCAATTCCATTCCCTTGTTCTTTGTTGCTTGAGCAATAGACCGATCAATTTGTTCAACCTGTTCTGTATCTCCATTCTTAACCGCTTGCTTACGTTGTTCCTGCAAGGTGGCAATATCTTCGTTGAATTTTCGTTCAATAGCAAGGCGTTGGTCCGTATAGTCTTGATACTGATTCAGCAAATCAGCTAAATCATCCCCACGATTGTACTTTAAATCTGTAGTTTCCTTTTTTTCATTAGCAACTTTATCAAATGCATCAAACTGTTTCTTTACTGGCTCTGACTTGACATATGCTGATGCATTGAAGGTTTTCTTTTTATTTTGTGGATTAGCTTCAAAAGCTGAACGAGCTTTTTCAATTTCTTGTAATTTCTTATCCTCTGCTTCACGATCGATAGCCTGTAACTCTAGCTTATGATTGAGTTTCCTTTGTCTAAGGACCTTTTCACTACTTTCTTTGAGCTTGTTGATTTCAAGTTGTTCGAGTTCATTTGCAGAGTCTTCTTTCATGCGCTGCTGCTCTCTGCTCTGCTTATCTAGTAGGAGTTTATATTTCTCCTGTTCTTCTCGGAGCTTGTGAGCTTGGTCGTCCTGCTTGGAAGATGAATCATAGACTTTTAATTCTTTTTCAGCCTCCTTTAGCTTCTTGACATTTTCTTTATAAGACTTTACCACAGCAGAATCTATCCCTTTGAACTTTCCGGCATCCATTTGCTTCTTTTGTGCTGAAGCGATTGATTCCAATGCTTTAGTAGCATCTTCTTTTTGTTTTGTCCAAAAGGCTTTATTTTGAATGGCAGCTTTTTCTTCTTCTTTCTTTTGTTCTTCCTTTGCTTTCTTCTGAATTTCATTTATTTTCTCTACTTCTTCTTTTGCAAGACGGGCAGACTCTGCAGCTTCATTCTTCTTTTTGGCTAATCGTCCAATTCTTATACTTAATCCTGGATCTTCAATACCATCTTTTCTGTTTTTTTCAGCTTCATCGATAGCCTTTTGCCATTCAGCGGTAGCTGCATCAAGTTCTTCTTGCTTCATAACAGCTCTAACCTTAATCCCCATTACATATTGCTCATTTTTATCTTTGTTGAGTAGTTTTAAAATATCATGGAGTTCCATTGTTTTAATCTTCTCTAAATCAAGATTTTTTAAAACATTTGGCATTATAGATTGAAGTTGTTTGTATGCACTTAATTTATCAAATTGACTGGATGTTTCATCTCTTATAATATTGACAAGACTTTCTGCCTTATTTTTCAATTCATCAAAATGTTTTTTTTGAGTCTCCATAGCAGCATTATGCTTTCTTATAGCTCTTTCGGAGACAGATTCTGCTGTAGCACATTTGTAAATTGCATACCCAAGCCCTGCAAATGCGGCAGCTGCTAATACATAAGGATTAGTTAACATTGCAGCAGCATTTTTTAGTTGTGCAATAGTTTGAGCTTTGAGGGCTTTTGTCAATAAGATACGAGAAGATGTATTCTTTGCAATCATTGTTGCCTCAATAGCGTACAAGCCTTTCTTTAGGACTAAATCAGCGGCCTCAATAGCACGCTGTCGATTTACAATTGCTGTTACCGTTGCATATACTTGCTTAGCAGTACTTACAGCAAGAATACTGCCTTTGTATCCTGCAAGGGCAGTCGTAACAACAACTATTAATGCTCCTATTTCTTTCAATGCTTCTTGAGCGCTTCCGTCAGCAAAGGCTTCATTCATAGATTGCGCTGCACTGGATATTTCCTTTAAGATTTCTTTTCCTAACGGGCGAAGGGCAGCTGTTATATTATTACCAAGAAGCTTCATTTGATTCTCGGCTGATGAGGACATTTCTATAAAAGCAGCTTCTGCGGCACCTGTTGCATTTTTCATTTGTTCCAGATCGGACGCAGCACCTACTGCATTTTGTCCGGTTATCATTAGTGCAGCCTGTAAAGCTTCGTCGGTACCCAATAATTCTTTCATTTTTGTAGTACTTCCGTTTGCTTCATTATAGATCAGCTGTAATGCTTCCTGGAAAGAACGTCCGGAAAAGGCTGCATCACCTAAATGGTTAGCCGTTCCCATAATTGCCGCACGTATTTTAGTCATCGCTTCGGCTGTTGGAACACCTTGTTTGGTTATTGATACGACAGCTGCTAGCACGTCTTCAATATCAATACCGAAGGACGAGGCAATGGGAGCAGCTTGAGCAATACTCTTTCCAAGTTCTCCCATTGTAGTTTTACCAAGCTTGGCTGTGGTAAATAACATATCAGAAACAGATTCTGCTTCAGAAGCTCCTTTTTTATATGCATTAAGAATTGTAGTGATAGCATCTGCCGAAGTAGCCGTTTCTGTAACGCCGCCGATAGCAGCCTTAGCAGATACTTTTAGAATATTCATAGCATCCGCTCCATCATGTCCTGCAGATACAATCTGATATAGTGCTTTCGCTGACTCTACGGCTCCGACTGGAACCTCTCTAGTCATATCAATAACGCTATTCATAAAATCGGTAAGACTGCCTTTTATCCCGCTTGAAAGAGTAGCAACTTCTTTCATGCTTTGCTGGAACTGCTTTTCGAAGTTATATGCTTCTTTGGCTGCTTGAGTAAAAGCGATTCCCGCACTAATGCCAATCCCTCCGAATACATCAAAAGCGGTAATTTCACCGGCCATTGCCTTTATGATTCCCATCGCTTCTTGACGCCCGGAATATAGCCCTGAATTATCTATACCTGTAGCGAAATATAACGCACCATCTTTATTCTGAATACCCATATAGCATTTATTCTTAAAATATAAAGAGGAGGTAAAATTTGGCTATTTCGAGAAGAATAAGCATCTTTGCAGTGTTCTAAGACCAAGGAACGATTTTTATTTCAACGTATTAGGGAGTTGATTCGCCTACTATACCACAATATAGGCTATCAATTCCCTTTGCTACATAATCCTAATGCGTTGCAATAGATTATGTTCCTTGGTCGGAAAGAATAGGGGAGAGATAGCCTTTTTCTATAATATATAAATTACTATTCATTAGCGCCATGACCAAGGAAAATGAGAACGTATCTGTAGCGAATAAAAGGAACTACACAGAAGAAGAAATCAATGCTGCTTACAAGAAGGGCAAGGATGAAGGAAGAATTGAAGGGATGCTCGCTTATCAGAAAAGATTGATTGAGAATCTACAGCGGGATAATACATCTCTCAATCAGAAGCTTCAGGAGATTAAAAAATAATCCCCTATATCTTCACAGATACAAGGGATCGCAATACTCTAAACCAATTTATAAAAAAACAGTTAACCTAATATATAAACACAGTAGCAAATTACCTTATCATTTGACCTTTCCGACAATATCATTATATTTCTTTATCCTGACCGTCTTACTAGGATCATCGAAAGAGGGAAGTTCTACCCACTCGTAATCTTGCCCTTCAACATTTCCGTCTTCGTCAGTCGTCTTATTACGCTGTCTCATCACAAATGAGTACTCCTGAAGCAATATCTCTATTAATCCATAGCTACTATCCAACGTCTGATTAAACGTTAATCCTAGAGCTTCTTTTGCAATAACTAAGAATCTGCTTTGGTTATATCCTTCCAACTTTGCAGATTCTTCCGAGCGGCTATTATCTCCGTCTCTCGTAGCGGGCTCACGTTCCGAAGCATCGTGATAGAGGTACAAAAAGGGTGATACCCTATGCGATATATGATTGCATTGAATAATATGCGTATATCCTCCCATGTCGTATTGTCAATGAGGGCTTTTTTAAACCATGCCGGCGGATCACTAGGCTTGTTATGAATGCCCAGGCAAACGACATCGAGAAGTAGTCCTCCATATTTATTCATCAATTCTGGAAAATCAGCATTCAGCTCACCATCTTTCACAATCATTTTATCAATATCTTCCTTTTCAATTTCAAGGAGAAGCGGACGAATTCTAAACCATGTCCGGACAGTGATAGGCTTTATTACAATACAATCACCGGGATCCTTTCCTTTTGGAATAGAATCTCGGTTAGTAAAATCAAATGGAATCTTGACAGGCTGCTCCGTTACAGATTCCGATTCTTGCTGAAATAAGTTCTTTATACTCATAATTTCCTCAAGGAGCCTAGCCCGTTGTACTTCCGGGCAATACTTCCGGTTATTTGCAACTAACCTTCAATACTTTCAGCTCCATCCTTC